AAAGGCCTCCAAGCCGTACTGTTTCTCCAATTCTGTGGATAACGGGTTAAGCACATCGGGGTTGATAGCCGACGTAAACTTCAGAGCACGGAAAAGAGGGGGATTGACGCGCCACAATTCCTTATCAGAATTGATACCGCCTCCCCTATCGTACGTTTCAATGCTTGATGTAAGATTCTCCTGATCTGACTGATCGCCTTCGGGCAAGCTGTTATCGAACTGTATCTTCCTCGTTACATTTTTCCCGTCGGTTTGCTTATTGTGCAGAAGGAAGGCCTTAAAGACCAGCTCGCCATCCCCTTCGATCTTGTTCACGTCAACAATAGTTAAATACTGAAGGATATCGCTTATTCTAAGTTGCCCAAAATCTTTAACGAATATCGAAATCATCTGCACAAAAAGTCCCAGAAGCGTATTAGCATTCTGCTGGATAATCGACATTGCATATGCGGTCTGGCGCTTTCCCATCTGCCCACCCGACATCCATTGATCGTTAGAGGTTTCGTTAATCGACTGCTCCACTTGAAACATAGCGTTAATACCCGCACCGATATTGTTGCTCGTCGTAAGCGGTCGCATATCTGCGTTCGGGTCGCTAAACGTCGTTATAGCGCCCGGAATGAGCACATCTGAACCGATTATCTCCCCGCCGCGATTTATCATGGGCGGGAAAAGCTGAAGATACGTCCCGTCCATAATCATCTGGTACAAGGTATTCACAACCTTTGCGTCCTGTCCCATTTTGAAAACGAGGGACTTGTAATAGAAACATCGGCCGCCGTCGATCAATTCATACCCAAACTTGACAAAGGGATAGAGTTTGTCCTGCCGAGGGTTCGGATTATCATACTCCGTGAGCATGACCCCGTTCACCATAATGATCTTCAAGTCATTCGTCCTGTTCCAATAGATGACCTCTTCGCACATTTCCCCGCGCATTGTCGAGTCATAGACCTCGTAAAATAGACGGTTCGCGTCGTCATAAATGACCTGAACGCCCGGCTTTACATATTTAAAATTCGGGAGATGACCATATTTCGCCTCCATGAGCGAATAGTTATGCACCCGACGCCATAACAACCATCCCTGCTTTTGGATATCGTGCTCATAGAAATTCTCGATGTACAGCTCATCCACGGGGACAATGAAATCCTGAAAGCCCGACAACGTTTCATCGAGAACTTCCGTCCATACCCATTTCCCGTCTGACCCCTTTTCTGATTTAACCCTGCGATACGTTTCAGCGTAATCCGTATAGACAATGCTTGCTGGCTCGACAAGGGCGTTAATCGTCGCGTAAAGGCCCGTCTTTGAATAATCCGACTGTTGCCCTGACCATTCAATAAGGTCTTCCATGACCTGCGCGGCGTCCTGCTGATCTTCGGATTGAGCATCCTGCGCGAATATCTTAGGAAATAAGAGTCGTGCCGTCGCATGAGCCGCAATGGAAATTACCTTATTCCGCGTGATAGGGCGCATCGCATTTGATTTCCATGCCTGTGTTTCATTCCCTTCCACGGGGTCGCCATCATTCGGTTGGTAGGAATTAAAGCTCATACGATCAATCTGCGTACGCACCAAAAGGCCCAAGTCGTTGAACTCTCGTCGTGGTTTCCTCATGTTCAAATCACCGAGCGTAAAATGTTTAATAACCATCGTACGAACGGTTTTTTCTTCTTCCGTCGGTTGATATTGAGAAACTTCAAGCGTTTCCTTCCCTGCAATTATCTCAGGCGTTATCTTACTCCCGTTTTTCTTTCGCGCGGCAGTTTCTTCCGGCGACTCAAAGCGCTTGGAAATAAGAAATGATGGTTCGGGTGCTATTGGTGTCATTTATATATCATAAATATCATTTTCTAAAGCTAGGGATATGTACGTTTGCTCTCATACTACCACTTCGGAGGGGAGATTTTTGCGGCGAAGGGTTCAAATACCCCGCCGGATTAGGAACGAAGACAGTTGCGTTGCCACCCGAAGTTCTATATTCAAGCATCATACGCATGATGAGCGTATCCAGAAAGTCGGGAGAACGGCCCAATGATTCTTTGATTTCGTCCTTGCTGATTATCTTTAGCTTCTGATCTTTATCTATGTCCTTTGACTTCAAGCATTCAAGTTCCTCGATAAGCAACTCCCGCCATTTTTCGAAAGTAATTCCCACTACCTCCGAGACGAATTGGTTTGGTTCAATATCTATCGCTATAAGGTGCTTATTTATGCTTTCCGCGAGTTTATAGCCGCACTGCGCCTTTAGATTTGCGTAATTCTCCACTTGATGGGTTTTCGGGTTCTCCATTGCCGGACTATTTGCGATAAAGCCCTTGATCCCTTTACAGTTATCCACAACCGCACCACCGATACCATCTTCATCGACAACTATTCGAGAATACGGGGTTCTTTCTTGTTGAGATATCAATTTAAGTTTTGTAGAGGTTATTGCAGTATCTTGTTTTGCGTAAATCCTTACTCCGTACAGTTTTAACCCTTTCCATAGGTATTTTACCGTTTTATCTACCCCGTGCCGGGCAACATCAACACTGATCGCTTTTTCGCCCTCATCTACGGTATTTGTGAACATATCAAGCATCGCCTCGTAGTCAACAAGTGATGTCGGGTCTGCGCTATACTCCCAATTACCCTCTCTTAGTCGTTCGCGCTGTGATTTATCGGCTATTTGTGATAGTTGGACACCATATGCCTGTGCCGTATAAGGATTATCGCCATACAATGACTGCACAAATGCATAACCTTTAGGCAAAATCTTTTCCTTAAAGGGCCTAAAGAAGATGCGATAAAGATAGTTTTTGGTGGGGTTCGCAGTCACACCTATTTTCCCCAATAGACCAAATTCCTGATTTCTGTGTCGCCCAACGCGTGATTTTAATACATCAAAAGCACCGAACTCGGATTCGCCGCCTTCCTCAATAAACCCATTGGTATATTCCGTTGAACCAAAGCGTTCATAAAGAGGATCGCTAGGAATGAAGTTAATGTCCAGTAGGTCTATCCTGCTTCCGTTTTTGAACTCGATATAGTTATATTGTCCGTTTAAATGCCAATCTTCTTTTGGAACACCGTAAAAAGAACAGGCCTTAACAAAAGTTAAATATGTTGATGTCATCAACCGCTTCAATTCCTTTCGAGCGATAAAACTCTTTATACCAGGATATTGATAGCATTGTATTATCTGCTCACTGGCTATCCAGAAACTCTTACCGCCCCCTGCGCCGCCGCCAAAGAGTAGGAAATATGTCGCCGAATCGATCCAATACTCATGCGCAGATGATTGTTTCGGTGTTAGTTCTATCCTCAATGTTATCTCTTGCATTTATAATTACTTGTACGGCAACGACGGTCGATTTATTTTCAGAAGGAAATTCGCGCTTCCTCATTCCTAAAATATCACTTCCTAGTTCTAACTCCCTCACTCTACGTTTCGGTTTGTTCTTAATATCACTTACCAATGCCGTTGTAATAAACTCCTCAGTAAGACCAAACTCAGCGAGAGCTTCCTTAAAACCAACAGATTCTAGGACTTTACTAGGTGTCTTTTGTATTGAACGACCATATCCCCCCAAAGCCACCAGTGTTTTCTTTTCCATGGTGGGATTCTCTAGGGCTATTTTCGCCGTGTTTATTTGCTTTCTTGTAGACATATTCTTATTCTTCGTGACATTCACAATCGCACGAAATTAAATCACATTCTAGATGGTATCCCGCCGCGCATTCTTTGGAAGGATTCTCCATTATCGGGGCGATTTAATCCTCGTCTCGTACGCCATCTATCGCTAAACCACCATCAGGATCTCCTGAAGCTACCTTTCTATTGATTTCTAGGGTTCTTTCCGGCGCAAATGCTTCTCCTACCGCCTTTGTAAGCTCTTTCCCCTTTTTCTTCTCTACGGTCAATTTCGCCGTGATCATCCTATTGATACCTGAACTGGGCATTTATTTGTTGATTAATTTATATAGTCGTCCCTTTGTTTTTTTGCTTAGTTTCCCCGTCGATTTTTCCGTCATCTTTATGATCCGTTTCTCTGATTTCCGAGGGTGAAGCGCGTGTAATCGTTCATGGTTGATACTGTCCAATACTTCACCCTTTTGCCTTGTGGCCTTGGATTTCTTTTTATTTATCGTAATTATCTTCTTTTTGGTGTCCGTGGAACCAAAATACTTGGCCTTATTGTCCACTTTCACCCGATATTTTTTAAGAAACCACGCCTCGGTCATTATTTTCCTGCTTTATGCGCTCTCAGAGCGTTCTGGTACGCGTTTATTGCCGCTCCTTTGCCTTCCTTTGCCGCTATTCGTGCGAAGTTGCCCGTTGTCTTCGTTCTGCCCAATGCCTTCACTGCCGCGCGACCGTGCGCCCCTTTTGGCTTATGACCCTTTGAAGGGGGAACGAACTTAATGGCTTTGTGCTTTTTTTCCGACTTAGAATGCTTTGCGGTATGCTTCCCTTTCGTATGGCTCTTACCGCACATTTTACACATCGACTTATGCTTCATTGCCGGGGAGTTGTTAAGCCCAATATCTGATGGCTTTACATTTCCCATATAATCAAATCCTCCATTCTTAGGGTTCATCGGCTTACCTCCCGCCAAAAAACCTTTCTGTATTCTTCCCGCGCCGGACATAGCACCCGCCTTAATTGCGGGCTTTGGCATTTTCGGAAACGCCTTGTACTTTTTGGCTTTCGCCATGAGATCGCCGGGCTTCGCCTTCTTTGGGTTCAATCGGAATCTCTTGTATAATGCTTCTCTCTTGTTCATTTTTATTTTTTGAAACGACCTTTGACGACGTTTCCTTAATTATACTCGGTTGTGGGGGAGATTTTTTCCATGTTTTTAGTTGCCATTCTTCAGCGAGCCGTTCAGGACGCATATGCCG